ACTTGACAAACAGCAAAAAAGTACTTCTCGAAAAACAATACTTCCGGAAGAGAGGAATGTGGATAACAAGACCATCGCGGAGCTTCACCGGAACGCGGAATCCATGGGTCTGTCAGTCATGTCACGCGACCTTCCCCGTGACATATGCGGCCTATACGACGATCGACACAAACTCATTCTGCTGGCCGACTGGCTCAACCAGCGCCAGCGCCGTTGCACGCTGTGCCATGAGCTCATCCACGCGAAACACCACGATCCAGGCTGTGGTAGCCAATACGGGTTGAAGTGCGAGCGCCGGTGTCGCAGGGAGACCGCGCTGGCGTTGATCAGTCCCGTGGACTATGGCATGGTGGAGCAGATATACGAAGGCAATACGTGGATGATGGCCGTGGAATTGGGCGTCACCATCCAAGTACTGTCGGACTATCGGCAGCTGTTGTACGATTCCGGCGTGTGCGTGCAATAAAAGAAGCTCAGCGTCCACATACCGCGACGGGAAACAAAAAAGGGTCCCGCCCGAACACAGTCGGACGGAACCCAAGGAACCAACAATCAGCATTTCCGTTTTCACCAAAATGAGGTTCCACGCACAGTGTAGCGCGGATCCTCGGAAAGAGACAACCATGGCCAGAGCGTTCGTAGACGACAGATGGCTCAAAAACGACGAGGACGGCAACCCGCCCAGCAGGGCCGCGAAACAGTCGCTGGCCAATGCGAAGGATCCGATGAAAGCCAATGTGCCCGACAAATGGCGGTCCGCGCTGTACGGCCAAGGCTCACGGTGGAGATGCCGCTGGTACACGCTTCGAGACGGCAAACGCGTCCAGAAATCACGGAACTTCGCCAAGCTCCGTGACGCTGAGGAATACGCAGCGGCCATCGAGGACGACATCAGACGCGGCAAATACCGCGACCCGCAGCAGGAACTACGCATCTTCCGGGACGTTGCCTCCGAATGGACGGACGGCAAGATGGATATCAAACAGGGCACTTTGGGCAGATACCGCCGCGAATTGCGCGTTTATATCAACCCCAAGTGGGGCGATCGCACACTGAGGGAAATCCAACGCGACGAACTGCAACAGTGGGTCACGCAGCTCACCGAAGGCGGGTATCCCGCCGAACTGCAGGACGATCGCGAATCGAAGCCATTGAGTCCACGCAGCATCCGCAACATCGTCAAGGTCGTCATGGGCGGTGTCATGGAATTCGCCTTGGAGCACGGCTGGATCGGAGAGAACCCCATTGAAAAGGTCACCGTGCCGCGCATCACGCAATCCGATGACGACATGGTGTTCCTTACCGTCGAGGAGGTGGAGTTGCTGGCCGGCATGGCCGAACGGGCAGGACGGCCGGTAGACGGGCTGATCGTCCGCTGGCAGGCATACACCGGTGCCCGCATTGGCGAGACGCTGGCACTCAAATGCGGCGACGTGGATGTGGAATCACGCAGGGCGCGCATCCGCCGCACTTGGACCGACGACGGCAAAGGCAGGCTTGTGCTGGGCACGCCGAAGAACGGCAAACCGCGCAGCATCGCCATACCCAGATTCCTTATACCGTCCATCGAACGGCAGATGGAGGGCATGGGCGACGACGACTGGCTGTTCCGCGCGGCAAGAGGCGGGAACCTGTGGACGAACACGTGGCGGACGCGTGTCTGGCGAAAGGCCGTCCGACTGGCCGGCATGGAGGACGAGGGCGTGACCATCCATAGTTTGAGGCATAGCTATGCGAGCTTTGCGATTGCTCAAGGCGCGGATGTGAAGACCCTACAGATGCAGCTCGGCCACTCCTCACCCAGCATCACGCTGAACACATACACGGCTCTCTGGCCGGAACGATTGGACGATGTGGCGGACGCGATTGGCGAGCTGCGCGCTGAACAGTTGAAGACCGTCTAGACGCGGAGGTTGCGCGGTCATCGTGTCGAATCGTGTCGATAGCCTACGGCCAAGAAAAAATAAAGCCTTGGAAACGTAATGTTTCCAAGGCTTCCGGTCGGGCTGACAGGATTTGAACCTGCGACATTCTGCTCCCAAAGCAGACGCGCTACCAAACTGCGCTACAGCCCGTTCATGCACTCCCGCACGTGGCAGGTGAACACGAGTTTCCATTGTAGCGTATGGTAGGACAACGACAGGCTAGAATGGCAAATACTGGAGGGAACGCGCATGGGACGTCATCAGCAAGCCGAGGCTTCAGGCATCATTTCCTTCATGGTATGCGCCACTCTTGCATGGATCGCCATGGACCTATATCTGCAATTCGCTCCCGCCATCTGGCGTGTCACCCAACGCCTGTTCACCGTGTGTGCCGGAATCACCGCGGGATGTGGAGTCATTTCGTTCACCTTGGGGTATGCGCGCAACTCCAGGTCGATGACGTTGAAACATGGCTGGACCATTCCTATTCGCCGTATCTTCGAGATACTCGCTTTGTCCGTGGTCTACGCGTCGACCATTTTCGTCACGGCGTTCATGCTGCTTTCCATTGCCAGCAACATGATGGGGTTGCGCACGTTAAAAGGCTATCTGACTGCACTCTGCGCCGCGATCTCGGGGGTCGTAGGCTATGTCACGTTCGTACAGGCGGAACTCATGAATGCCAAGACCATCGCATCCTTGTTGCCGTTCTTCGTGGTTTCCGGTGTCAGCATCGCAGGATTGACGTCCGATGATCCATACTGGTACAACAACAATTTCTCCCAATTGGGCGATCGAACCACTTTTGCTGCTCGTATGTTCAATTCGACATTGATGTTGGCCGGCGTCTGCATCGTCATCATCAGCTATTTCGCGATTTCGGAGCTCATCACCACGCACCGTCTGCAGATGCAGTATCTGTCTGCAAGCGATGAAAAAGAAGCTCCCAAACACTTCAAGGCGCGGATTCTTCTGCTATCGACCATGCTGACGCTCGCAGGCATCGCCTTCATCGGCATCGGCATGTTCCGTTACACGCCGCATCCGATTCTGCACAACGTATTCGCCCGCGGTCTTCCCTGCCTGATGAGCGTGCTGATGATCGCGCTGCCTTGGCTGGCCCCGCAGCTTTCAAAAGTAGTATATGTGATTTCAGACCTAGCTATCGTGATCGGGGCTCTTGCCGGGTTCCAGTGGTTGGCGGGGCGTAACACGTTGACGAACGTCGAGGCTCTTGCCGGCATGATGTTTCTGGGCTGGTTCATCATCTTTTCACGGCAGATTGCGGCCATCGAATCCGATCGTGTGCAGACGCAGCTTATTCTGGCGCAAACCAAGCGGCCAGAATCCGTCGAGGATCTTGCGGAGGTCAGCGAAACCGTTCCTGGAACCGTTTCCCGACTCTCGTCGGAAGTCTAA